GTTGCCACGGTTCTTGAGGCAAGCGTTCTTTACCGTCCAAGCCTTAGCATTGACGGTGACGGACAGGTCGGTGCCATGTCACTTGGCGCTGAAGCAGTTGGTAGCTTGAGCAACCGTTTCACGGTCTACAAGGACCCCTACTTCCCACGCAACAAGATTCTTGTTGGTTACAAGGGTGGTAGCTACCTTGAGACTGGTTACGTATACGCTCCTTACGTACCTCTCATCGTTACTCCGACGATCTTCGCACCTGAGGACTTCACCCCGCGTAAGGGTGTCATGACTCGCTACGGTAAGAAGATGGTCCGTAACGACTTCTACGGTACCGTTACCTGCCTCGGCATGGACGTTATCTAAGTCCTTTAATCTTCGGATTAACTTTAGCGGGGTCCCTTCGGGGGCCCCGTTTTTGTTTTAACCTATTTTTGATTCGATTATTATTGATAAAATTTGCTTTGCAAAGGAGAAACTTATGGCTACTGCAAAAACCTCTTCAACTAGAAAAACGACAAGTTCTTCTAAAACTACTGCGGATTCTACTGTGACCTCTACAACTGCTGCTTCAACAGCTTCTACAAGTGACGCAGCTGTTAATGAACTGAAAGCAAGAATTTCGCAACTTGAAGCTCAAATTGAAAACCTTGAGTCGAAAGTTGCCACAGCTACGGCTCTCGCCAGCTCTGTAAATAATGCCACAGTAACTGACAAAAATGTTGTCGATAAAGCTCTTCTTAGAAGGGCGTTGGAAAGAATGGGCATTAGACAGCACGTAATTTCAGGGCTGGGTATATAAGAGCACCCCGCCGTTTCGATTCATAACTTTCATAAAGACATTTCACCGCCTCGGTGAATACTTAAAAAGAGGTGGTGTTATGTCTTCATTTACGTTTACTAGAAATCCTACGCCGTTTGGTTTTTTTGATACAGATGCAGACTTTCAGTCTGAAGCAGACTCTGTTGTCACCTTTGTAAAAAGAAAACTAGGCGATGATATTCTTAGTGTCGAGCTGACAAAAAAGCAGATTTGGGCGTGTCTAGAAGAAAGTTTTCTAGAATACTCTAGAATCATTAACGAAGCCGATGCTAAGTCTCAACTAAATAATCACTTGGGCTATCCCACTGGGAGCGACGTCCAAGGGTTATTCCCTAAGCAGAACCTTGAATATCTCTTAAGGATGGCCGAACCCTACTCTATGGAGTCGGGAATCGGTGGTTCTTATAACGATGTCAGTGGCTCAATCCAACTGGTGGAAAACCAGCAAGACTACGATATATACGAGAGCTTGGTGGATGATGCAGGTAACCTGATTGTTTCCAGCAGCGCGAATACTCCAAGGAATAAGATGAGAATCAGAGAGGTATTCCACTTTGATCCTCAAGCTGCTTATCGTTTTTTTGATACCACGTCTGCTGTCAATTATCTAAATAACGAGTTTAGCTTTGAGTCATTCACACCTGAAACGGTGTTTTATGTACTTCCTGTGTTCGAAGACGTCTTGCGCGCCGGTCAGATGGACATATCAAATAGAGTAAGAAAATCAAACTACTCTTATAGGGTCGTCGGAAGTAAGATCAGGATATTCCCACAACCAACAGGGGATATGACTAACAAGAAGCTCTGGATTAGAGTTGCTTTTAATCCCGATCCATATAATCCTGACGTCACTGATGAAACAATCTATGGCACGTCGAACCTCTCGAATATCCCATTCGGCTTGTACGAATATAGTAAGGTTAACTCGATGGGCCGCCAATGGGTCCGACAATACTGCTTAGCGCTCTGTACAGAGTTGTTAGGGCAAGTTCGATCAAAGTTTTCATCTATTCCAATCCCGAACTCTGATTTAACGCTAAACGGAAGTGATCTGTTAAGCCAGGGACGTGAGGATCAAGCACGTTTACGAGACCAGATGGTAGAGCTCTTAGATAGTTTAACCTACTCTAAACTGCTAGAAGGACAAGCAACAGACGCAGAAAATATTCTAAGAGCGCTAAAGACTATGCCAATGCCGTTAGGCAAAGCAATACTAATCAAGTAGCGAGGAGCCATGGCACGTTTATTCATAACGCCGAGAGAACAAGCTCTGATATCAGACTTGACGAAAGAGATTGTTAAAGATGTCATAGGTCAAAAAATATACTACTACAGAGTAATGACCGAAGTTACCTCTGTCCATGATGTATATGAAGAAGCGATAGATAAACACTTCGATACCCCGGTAGAGCTCGACGCGACAGTAGAGTGGAACCCGTCAGAGACGGCAACCAACAGATTTGGTAGTGAGAAGGTAGCTACGATGAATGTGTACATTCACTACCGCGATTTGATTGATAAAGACATACAAGTGAAAGAAGGCGACTTCTTTTCTTATGGAGACACATTCTTTGAGATAGTAACGACGTCGTTCACTTCAGAAATATATGGCGAGGTAGAGTATAAGACAGGAATACAGCTCGTAGGTAAGCAGGCTAGAAAGGGTCTCATTGACAAAGATCCAATCGGGCCTACTGACGAAGGTATTGGCGACAACGATGCAGTACAAGAGACGTTTGTTCAGCAAAGAGGTCAGGCCGAAAACAAGCTTGGCGAAACTGGTGACGTCCGCACGCTACAAGAACAGGGTAAGCTTGATGCCCCCGAGGATGGCCCGAGAGAGGTTTCACCCCGCGGTGATGACGATGACATTAGCTCCTCATTTTACGGTGATTAGAGATGACTACTCGATACACAAATAATAAGAAAGGCTTTTCAGAGAAAGTCAATTCTGGGTATACAAATGATGTCGCTGATGATTTTTCTATGCCGTCATGTACCATAGAGGATGTCGATAGAGCTGTCTTTGAGCTGTTTGATAAAGAGCTACCCTTTTATTTCTCTAGAAAAGATGCGAAGAAAAAAATCCCTGTTATCTTTGCCACCGGTGAACGCTTCGCACTACTTGCAAGAAACAAACCACTTAGGGACAAGAGTGACGCCTTAATTTTACCGCTGATATCAGTTGTCAGAACCGGTATAGACCAAGATAGCGCCAAGGGCACTGGATTATTCCAGGGCGCACCTGTTCTTGTAAAAGTACAGCTCTCTGATGAGGACCCAATATACCAAAGATTGCAAAATAAGAATGGGTTCAAGAATGCTAGTGATATTGCTATATCGGCTGATGACAACACTCCCGCTGGTTTGGGGGGCGGAACTACGCCCGACCAGCTTGCAACCAGGAGAGTTGCTCCTGCAATATCAGTATCAGCAAGAAACGGTACTATTCTAAGCAACAGCGTTAACAAGAATATTTTTGAATTTATAGAGATTCCGCCGATAAAACAGTACACTGCAAATTATGAAGTTACATTTTGGGCGCAGTATACACAAGAGATGAATTCTATGTTGACAGTCATGATGAACGGATACATAGAGAATCGCCGTCGCACTTACGTCGTGACGACAAAAGAAGGTTATCAATTCACGGCTTACGTTGACGCGGCACTAAGTCCACAAAACAACTTCGATGATTTTACCGATTCAGAGCGCCTTGTGAAGTATAGTTTCGCGATGTCCGTAAGCGCTTACTTAGTAGCGGCTCAAGAGCCAGGGATGCCTGTTCCTTTTCGCAAAACGGTATCTGCACCAGAAATATCGTTTGATACTTCTACTGCTGCGAGAGGCGGTCCTCAAACAGCCCCAGTGGCAGCAGTTGCTTCTGGAGACCCTAAAAGTTATGTGCTTGATGATATCGCGACCGAAGAAGATGGGTATCCAGCAGCCGCGATGGGAGCCGACCCTACGAAGTTGATATCAGGTTTTCCCGGTAATCCCGCTGCTTCAATTGGTGGCAAGCAATCTGATTTAGGTAATTCAGGTCCAACCGCCATATTTACAGATATAGACCCCTTTACAGGTAAAAGGGAGAAAAGGATTATATTGATGTCCGCATCTACTCCTAATAAGGGAGAGACTGTTTTTAGGTTCGGACTTAAAGCACCCGAGGGTATTGCTATTGACTTGGGAAAATTACTTAAAGATTGATTTCGTAATAAAAGACATTTCGCTATCTCACAGAATAGTTATTTGTGATAGCTTAAGATCCAGGAGACCTGACTAATGGCCGAACAAACATTTAGATCACCCGGTTTTTTCGAGAGAGAGATTGATGCATCTCAAAGACAGACAGAAATTGTGGGTGTTCCCGCAGGAGTAGTAGGTACCGCCGAGAAGGGTCCCGCTTTCGTTCCTGTTACAGTAGGAAGCACAGCAGATTTTGTTAACAAGTTTGGAACAGTAGATCCAGAAAGATTTGGACCGTACGCTGTAGATGCATTTCTTTCGAACAGAACTGCTTTGACATACGTTAGAGTACTGGGTGCTGGCGCGAATGAGACCGCCGCTGATATAACAAATACACAGAACACAGGGACCGTCTTAAACGCCGGGTTTAAAATTGAACCTATTATTTCTGATTCACCAATGAGTGCATCGGACAGTTCAGTCCAGTTCATCGTTGCGCGTCACGATGTATCCGCGTCAGCAGATTATTCGTTCCCGCAGTTTACAGACAACCCTTCATTTGATCCAGGGAACACTGGCGACAAGGTTGACCTTGTTCGTGCTGTTGTTTTAACGGCATCAGGCTCACGCTTACAGGTTCTCGACATCGGAGAGACTTGGGGCAATGAGCTCGATCAAAACGCTGATCTAAAGAACGATTCAAGCCACGCTGCGAACCTTTGTTTTGCTCTGGCAATTTCGTCTTCGGCTGGTGCTGCTTTTACTAACGAATACCTTGATCAGGCTGGTGCGGGTGTTAAGATTGTTACTGCTTCGTTGAATCCGACACATCAATCATACATTACCAATGTTCTGAATACTGACCCTCTGAAGTTCGCTGAAGAGAAGCACTTGCTATATCTCGACTTCGCGGTTGAAGATGAGTTGGCTTCTGTAGATGTTAACGCAGCACCAGCTGTAAGTGTC